TGCACATATCGTGCAACTCGGCTAATCAATAGGATAATACTATGACACATTATAGTTTCCACTATACCGTCGCTGAAATTTCAGTTGACGATCCTCTTACGTGTTCGCTTTTAGAAGCTACATGTGAGGCGTGGGGGCCTTCGAAGTTCTTTAAGAACATCGAGGACCAAAATGGTATTGCGACGTTTCTCCTTGGAGAAACTGCTGCAAATCGCCATTTGACCCGTAGGGTTCCTATAAATGATCATGGTAGTGTTTTTGTGTCGTTAACGGCACATTGCACATTTTTCCTATGATTAGCTTATGGGGTACTTGCTCTTTTAGAGTGGGCACATCTTGCGATGTGTTACACTTAGTGCGGAATCATTTACGCCAGCAATGGCGGACATGGCAACGGGCGTTATGCGTATTGTGTTTGACAATTCACACTGCGCAGTCCGTTGATCATGTCTATGATACACGCGCGATAATGGCTGAAATCTACATAATGCAGATTTTAGTCGAGAAGGAGTTTCCGAATGACTACAGGTAATACCTTTAAGCAGACGGAGATACACAGCTCTACGAGCTGGTATCAAACGGGTTATTCAAATTGCCGCGATATCCATCAAAGGATATGGAACGGAGGCGATGGTAAACCTGGCGTAAACGCCTATGATGGGACTCATCTCATCAGAACAGGCGGTTATTGCTATGGAGCCATCGACTTCGGTCCGACTGGTTGCGGAACGCAACCAGTGGCAGCTTTTATAGTAACCCATTATCCTTCACGCCCCACTGGCGTTACAGCTCAGGCCGATCAGGCCGCAATGAGCAATCTCATCGATAAGATACTAGGCCACGAATTCCAAGCTAATGTTTCATTGGCTGAGAGTTACGAGACCGTTAAATACCTAGTCCAGCGGTTAACACCACTGGTTAAGGCGTTTAAGTATTTTAAAGATGGAGACATGTACCGCGCACGAAAAGCACTCGGACTTCATAAGCCATTAAGACTGCACGATTATCAATCGGCGGCTTCTTGGTTAGAAATACGTTATGCTATCATGCCTATTGTTTACGATGTAAACAACGCAATGGGGTACCTCGACAGAGAACTTGGAAAGCCACAAACCGCAAAGGTTGAAGCGTTTTCACGCTACAACATTAGTGGTCCATGGCCTGACCCGGGAGATCTTCGTTCCAGTTACTACTGGCCGAATATCAAACAGGTTCAATATTCTCGCGTAGGGCTGACGTTAAAGGAAGGTTTCGACTATCAAGCGATAGATTGGAAAAATCCTTACACACCAGCTTGGGAGGTGACTCCCTTTAGCTTCGTCATCGATTGGGTTATCCCAATAGGTGATTTTCTGCGCAATAGGTGGTTCTTTAAGTATTCCGAATTTTCGGATGGGTATCATACCCGTTTACTTAAATGCGATTCGGGGCATTTAGCCTCTAACACGTTGCATCACGATAAGTTTCCGGCCAAATGTGGCCGAGACGAATCGGAACTGCTTCGTGCTCGCGAGCGTTTCATTCACATGACACGCGTGAACTTTAATGGGGACACTGTCCCCTTACCTACTGTCCGAAATCCGGTTAGCGAAACTGCTCACTGGAAAAGGGCCGCAGATCTTGTAGCTTTATTAGCAAGTCGAGGTAGAGCCAGTTCCGTGCGTTTCGCACTGAACTAATCTTTTAACATAGTCTTCTATAGACTTAATATACAACGAGGTGCATATCATGCCCGCAATTAGTAACTTAGTGGTTTTAGACGGACAGGGAGTGCCGGTTTCTCATACGTTGGTTCCAGCGGGAGTAATCCCGAAGGTAACCTGGCGCGAGGACCTGGCTGCTATTCCAGTGGAAGGTCAAGTAAATTGTTCACTTGATCTTGCAAACAAGTCAAGCTTATATAAGCTCAGACTTACACTGGATCTGCCCGTCATGGAAGAATCAACTGGTGCAACACAATCTGGTTATACAGCCGCTCCTAAGATCGCACATATTGTGCGTGCCGATTGTACGTTCTTCGCTTCAACGCGTAGTACGTCCGATCAGCGTAATGATCTTATGGAATTGGTTATGAATGCTATGGCTGACTCATTAGTACGAGACAGCTTCAAGCAGTTAAACAAGCCTTATTAGGTCTTGTTTTATAGTATAACTTGCCCTTAATGGGCTCGATTGTTCTTTAACTAATAGGATGCTCTTAATGAGATACCAAAAAGCAAAAGGATCGAGTTTCTTTAAAAGATACTCGAAGGTGCACAATGAGTTTATTCTTCAAAAACTACGTCAGTTTTGTTCACAACAAGTATGTGGTCTCAGCGGAGTCGCTTATAGCGATTCTTATAAGACTACAGAAAGTTATGTCCAAAGTCCTCGAAATGCTACGTTTCTTCAAGAAATAACTGAAGAAATTAGTAGCCCTTCTCCCGATGCAGCCCATATTTCTTCCTTAACGGAAGCATATGCTTGGGCAAGGCGTTTCGACGCCTTATCCGAGAAAAATGCGTCAATACCTTTGGGTATTGATACACGCTTGGTTGCATTGGGGAAGTTCGACGACACCGAAGTCGCATGCCGATCTTTTAATCGGAACTTTTCTATTAGGCTAGCATCTCAATTCTCTGATGAATTGAGCGTTAGAGCTTTATTTCATAAGCTCTCACGGAAAATTATGCATTACCTAGGAGAGGTTCCACAGTTAGAAGACCTGCATTGCAGTTTTGGTCCTGGCGCAAGTACCACTTGCAAGAAGAATACTTCCGCAAAATGGAAATTGTCTAGCCAATTGGTTTGTTCGAGGGATGGATCAGGTTCATTATTTGAACTTAGATCCCTTTATCCTCATCTTGACTGGAATTCATGCCAGTTAGGAGAGGGGGATTTATCCTTTGTTCCCAAGAACGCTAAGACCGATCGACCGATTATGGTCGAACCGCTCGTTAACACTTTTGTGCAACGAGGCATCGGTAAAGTAATTAAAAGGCGATTGTTAAAAGTGGGTTGTAATTTATACGACCAAACTATTAACAAAGAATTAGCCCGCCAATCTTCTATAGATGGCAATTACGCTACCGTTGATCTTAGTGCTGCCTCCGATACAATAAGTAGTGAACTAGTAATGTACCTACTCCCTTGGGAGTGGGCGAAACTACTAGCTACTTGGCGTACCGGTGTCGCTAGCTACAAGCGAGATAACCGTTATATCATCCTTGAGAAATTTTCAAGTATGGGAAATGGTTATACGTTTGAGCTTGAGTCATGCATATTTTATGCATGCGCTCAAGTTGCTTGCGATTTAGCAGGTGAAGATGCCACCCAGTGCTCTGTTTACGGAGATGATATCGTAGTACCTTCTGGTGCTACTGATATGCTTACAGCTGTGTTAGCTGTTTGCGGCTTTACAGTCAATGTCGAAAAGACATTTACTGAAGGCCCTTTCCGAGAGTCCTGTGGTGGTGACTATCTTCTTGGTGTAGACGTTCGCCCCTTTTACGTTAAAGACCGTTTTACCCCGGCGCGATTAATTGCATTTAGCAATCAAGTCGCGAGATCAGGCTATCCCAGTGAGGAGTTTAGGGCTCTTGTAGAGTCCTTCCTTCCAAACCGATATATGCTTGAGGGGCCTAACGGCTACGGTGATGGTCATCTGATACGTAGTTCGTATCAAGCTGTTCCACATGGGCGCAATCGCGGGTTCGAAGGTTATACCTTCGTTACCGTAGCGAAAGCTCCACATAGAAACCAAGGTCGGCCGAAAGGCTGGCCAATAGTTCCTATGTACACCGCTTACGAAAAGGAAAACACGGAAGACTACGTAGCTTTGAGATATCCTCAACTACAAAGTCGACTGCAACATACTCCTAATACTAAGGGTTATACTCGTGAGAGTGACCCACATGTACTAAGGGGTGGCGAACGAGAACGTAAAGT